TTCTATAAAAGCTGAGTCAAGTTTTAATTTATTGTAGGTTTCATCTGTTAAATTTGTTTGGTTAGAAGTCATTACTAAATGAGCTAAAACAGGTTGACCTGTAGTAATATAACCAGTTCCATCAATGGTTAATGCACTACCCCCACCTAAGTGTTGTATAGCGTTTACTTTAATTGTACTCACGATACCACCAACCTTCCACCACTATTAACTGTCAATGTAACACCACTATCTATTGTAAATGTTCCAGTAACTTGTGCGTTTTCTGTAGCCAGTATTGTAGTATTAGCAGTTAGGTTTTGTGCATTAGTTCTAAACAAACCACCTGCCTTAAAGTTACCTTTGTTTTCTGCTGCTGGTGTAACTGTGCCAGTTTGTGGTGCTAAAAAGTTTACAAAAATATTTGCCGTTCCAGAGCTAGGTGCAGCCGTAAATGTCAAAGTTGTACCATCTGGTATTGTATATGCTGATGTATCTTGCACAACACCATCTACAGATACAAGAACATCTTGTACTGAACTTACAGTTCTATTTAATGTAAATGTAGTATCTGAGTTATCGCCGTTAAATCTTTGTACGGCAGTTGTAGCTTCAAAAGTTGTAACTGGTGACTTACCAACAAAAGGCATTATGTAATCTCCATATAAGATAAGGCAACATCGGTTGCACCTGTTGCAGATACTGATATGCTATCTGTTGCTTCTAAAACAACTTTGTTACCAGCTAAAAGTTCTAGTGATGATCCTGCTGGGATGGGTGCATTGGTAATAAGTTCTACTGGTTGATTAACTTCATCATTAGCATTTGTTCTATTACCAGTATCAGATGTTAATGTTACAGTCGCAGTAACTTGACTAGTTGTTGTATTTCCTAATATCAAACCTAGTATTATTGTGGTTGTACTAGTAGCCACTGTATAAATTACATCTGCACTAGTTACTCCTGCTTTGCTTGATAATTTAAAAGTATTTGCCATGTTATCATCCTAACGCTATTGCTAAAGCTGTTGCCT